GGGAGATATATTTAAACCTGATGCTAATGTAGTCATGGGTAGTGTAATGACAGTAGCGAAAAGATTAGATAGAATAGCTCCTGATTTTTATGATTGTGTTATATGTGATGAAGCTCACCTTTTCGGGAGCAAGTCAGCTTATAATGTAATATCCCACTTTAAACCTAAATTATTAATAGGATGTACGGCTACGCCTACGAGAGTAGACGGCGTTATGATGGGAGATATTTTTGATGAAATATCATTTAACTATGGCTTACATGAAGGAATTAAAGATGGATACTGTACAGAACTTGATGCTATAAGAATAACTACCAATGTTAATTTAGATAGCGTTAAAACAACGGCAGGTGATTTTAATCAAGGTGATTTATCTCATCAAGTAGATACGTTAGCTAGGAATCAATTAATAGTTGATAAATGGAAAGAACACGCTAATGGTAGACAAACAATATGTTTTTGTGTTAATATTTTACACACTATAAATTTAGCCGAAGCTTTCCAAATGAATGGATTTGATGCAGTAGCGGTTAGTAGTAATGAAGAGTTAACTCCTGATAGAAGTGAGAATATAACCAAGTTTAAAGAAGGTAAAATACAGATAATTACCAACGTCGGGATACTCGTTGCTGGATTTGACCATAAGGATACTGGGTGTGCGATTATGGCAGCTCCAACTAAATCATTAACTCGTTACCTCCAAAGTATTGGTAGGGCAGCTAGATTAAAAACAAAGCCATTTGTGGATAGGTTCGGGCAAAATGCAATTATAATTGACGTAATTGATATTACAAACAAGCATAGCTTAATTAATTGTTGGGAACTTGATAAAAAGAAGCCAATAGAAGATCGAACTTTTACCACTCAAGAAAAGAAAGACAAATTACTAGCAGATAGGTTAGCTAAGAAAGCTATTTTAGAGCATACGCGAGATAAAGATGAAAGAGTAAAATTATTACAATTACCTGAATACAAATCATTCTCTTGGAAAAAAATGCAAGAACCAGCAACAGCTCCTCAATTAAAGTGGATTTCTGACCTTGGACACGACGTTCAAAATAACACTTACACAAAGCAACAATGTGCTGATATTATAGCAATGGAAGCTTGTAGTAAAAGAGAAATAGATTATTTAGTATCTAAAGGATATGATGCTAAATATGCCACAAAGGGCCAATATAATACTGTATATTATGAATTAGAAATGAAAAACAAATGGAAGAAAAAGTAAAGAAGAAGCACTACTCTAAAATACTGAGAGAGCAGAAGAAAGAGTTATATGAAGACATAAGAACTTTAATAATGAATCCAGGAACAGAGAAAGCTTTAATGGTCAATGTAAAATATAGAATGCAATTTCAATCAGAAGAACTTATGTTTTATGGAGATGCCACGCTTAAAGGAGATGGAATACAAGAATTTATTAAATCACAAAACAAATAATATGAAAAAAGAAGAAGTAAAAAATGAAGAGAATTTTGTAATAGAAGACTCTATTACTTATAAGTTAACTGTATCTAATGATGGGTATCAATTTGAAAATACTCCATCCATAGGCGCGGACTTAGCAGGATTATTAATCTCTAAAAGAATCCACGAAGACGAACTAAGAGATATCCTATACCTTAAACAAGAAGGTAAAATAGAAGCTAAGTTTAAAAGCCAATTCGAGAATAGAGTTAAAGATTTAAGAAAGTTACTCCACACTAATGATAAAACTATTAAACATCTATTCAAATTCGCTGCCCAACAAGTAATTAAAGAAAGTTAATTATTTTTGTAACCTTTTGAAATTATCTACGTTTAACTACTTATGAAAGCAGAACAATATAGACCAAACTTTTTTAGTGGATTTGAACAAGAGCAAAACAATTTTGATAATACTCAACAGTTGCTAAATATCGGATGGGTGAAAAGTTTTTCTAATCATGATAATTTTTATAGATTTTCATTAAGTAGAGATGAAAATAAATATGGAGGCAAACCACAACACAGTTTAATGGCTGAATATAATAATGGTTTTGAGTGGTGGGTAGTTGCAATGATTAGAGATGAAAACATAAGTGGTATTGATGATATTCCTGAATGGGAAGCTAAATATAAGGATAAGTCATAATGCCACATAACGCGTCTGTATTTAAGCCGTTTTAATAGCGTAAATACAGTGTTAGCCGCCGTTTTAATGGCGGAATGATTAACTTGAAAATAACTCAAAATTTAATTAAAGACATGGTAAAACTAGAAGTAATAGAAGAAGGAGATTTATTCTTATATAATTTCACTTTGGCGGATGGATCAAAGAAACAACAGAAATACACTAAAGCTACACATGAAGCTATTAAAAGTTATTTCAGTAAACCTAAGAAGGAGAAGAAGAAGCCTGCAACCGCACCAACATTGGAAGAGGTAAAAGAATATTTTAAGAAAGAAGGATACCAAGAGGATGCTGCTATTCGTTTTCACAAGTATTATGAAGCATTAGATTGGTACGATGCAAATAATAAACCTGTATTAAGGTGGAAAGGAAAAGCTATTGCAACGTGGTTCAAGCCTGAAATGAAACTTAAGGCAGAAGTTAAAAATACATCATCATTTTTTCAATAACACATGGATTTAAAACAAAAAGAACGAGAAATACTTAATCTATACGCGGATAATGCTGATTTATTTGTAGGTTGTGAAAATTTAATATTTGAAGGTGTTTGGTCCACAAATTTTAATAAAATTAAATATCAAATAATTTATTATAACCACGGAAAAGGAAAGAAATCTGATACTTATTTACTATCTAATTTACTCATTAAAGCAGGATTTAATAAAAAAGAAATTGGACTTGAAGTATCAGAGCCTAATTACAAAATAGCTAAGAATGTAGATGAGTATGTTAAGGATATTTTTGATGAGTATTCTAAGCGACAATTAACCCCATTACTTCAAAAGGTTCACTCAGAGCTTAGTTCTGAATTAGGAGATGTAAATAGTTGCCTTGAGGATTTAAAGACGGCAGTGAATGATATAGAGGCTATTAAGAATAATTTATCTATAGAAAAGAAAGCTACTGACATTTTCGATTTAGCGTTTACTGAGTTAATGGAAGCTCAAAATAATGTAAAAGAAATTGTTGGGTATTCTACAGGACTTAGAGATTTAGATAAGGTTTGTGGGGGATTAAAGCAAGAGGTTATTGTTATCGGAAGTCCGCCAGGTAGTGGAAAATCTAGTTTAATGGTAAACATAATTGATAACGTAGCTATTAAACAGGGTAAGCCCGTAGCTGTATTTTCTTTAGAGATGCCTGCTACTCAGTTAATGAAAAATATGTGGGCTAATAACCTAACTATTAATTCATACGCTATCAGAGGTGGCGGATTATTAGATGAAGATTTAATTAAGGTTAAAAAGTATAAACAGAGATTAAAGGATAATTTAGTTATTGATGACACTCCTGGTGTTACATGGCAGTATATGGAGACTAGAATCCGAAAGATGCGTAAAACCATACCGATGAATGAATTGATAGTTGTAGTAGTAGATTATATTCAGATAATGCGTAATTCTATTGAAGAAACAAGAGGTATTAGTAGCGAAGAGCAATTAGGATTAAGAAGTAATGGATTAATGGAGCTTTCTAAGAAGTATAATCTTTGTATGATAGAATTATCTCAATTATCAAGAGATGTTGGTAAGAGGGAGAATAAGAAGCCTGTAATGGGAGATTTGAAGGGTTCTGGAGCTATTGAAGCAAATGCTGTTATTATTATACTGCTATATCGTGCCGACTACTACGAAACAGACCCTATGGATAACGGAATGAGTTTAAAAGGACTTTGTGAGTTAAATATAGCAAAGAATAGGTACGGAGAGACTAAGAGGATATATGTGAGATTTGAAGGTAAATACTCTGCGTTTAAAAACTTTGACATGGATGAAGTTGGAGGATTAGTAACAGGAAAAGGAGGAGACGATGAGTTCTAAAGTAGATTTTAAATCAGAAATAGGACTAGCTTTATGTGCCTTATGTTTAAAAGAATTTTATAACCTTTACGATAATGAAGGGTGTGGCATAATTACCAACCACCACTCTGGAGCCATGCTTTATGATTTACTTAAATGGTCAGGTAATGATATGTCTGTTGA